GTATCATGATGAGTTTAAGGTAGCAAGAAAAAAGACTGTTTACGATAACATAAAATAGGAGATAAATATGAAAGAACTAATTGCAATACAAAAAGAACTAAACGTACCAAAGAATCAACGTAACAAGTTTGGTAATTATAACTACAGGTCATGTGAAGATATTTTAGTAGCATTAAAACCTTTACTTGATAAATACAAATCATCAATCTTAATTACTGATGAGGTTAAAGAGGTTGGTGGCATACCTTATGTAGAGGCAACTGCCGTATTTAAAGGTCAAGACACTGAGGCATTAAGTGTTCGCGCACAAGCAGGTATCAATCCTAACCAAAAAGGAATGAGTATCTCTCAGTCGTTTGGGGCAAGTAGTTCCTATGCCAGAAAATATGCTTTAGCAGGAATGTTCTTACTAGATGATACTAAAGATGCAGACACACAAGATAACTCTAAGGAGAACTTTGGCTTATGAGCAACGAAGAATTAATACAAGGTAGTGATGAATGGTTTGCTGTTAGGATGGGTAAAATAACGGCATCAAAATTAGGAGATCTTATGAGGGTCACTAAATATGGAGAGTCAACATATAAAACTAGACTCAGAATGGAACTTGCTATTGAAAGACTGACTGGCAAATCTGCTAGTCCTAATTTCATGAACCAAGCTATGCACGATGGTGTTGAGCGTGAGCCTGATGCTAGAACTTTGTTTGAAGCAGTTACAGGAAAAGAGGTTGCCCTCTGTGGTAGCTTTGACCATCCTGAAATTGTAAATACAAGTGCAAGTCCTGATGGATTGCTTAGAGGTGAAAATGCTGTATTGGAGATTAAGTGTCCTACGCATATCACTCATGCTAAAAATCTTTTGTCAGAAAAGATGCCAAAGAACTATGAGTACCAAGTTCAATGGCAGATTGCTTGTACTGAAAGTGAGTATGCTTACTTTGCATCTTACCATCCTGACTTTCCACCTGAACTTAGGTTGAAGTGGGTTAAGGTTTTAAGAGACAATATTATGATTCTTGAAATCGAAGATGAGGTAAGGAAATTTGATATAGAAGTAGAAGACTTAATTAATCAACTAAAAAAAGGAGCAAATAAAAATGGCTGAACAATATGATAACACTAACTCATTTGCAATGTTTAAGAATGAGAAAGGTGATAATGAAGCAAGACCTGATTACACAGGTACAGTAACATTAGAGGGTGGTAAGGAAATGAGAATGGCTGCGTGGATTAGGGAATCTAAGTCAGGAGTAAAATTCTTAAGTGGTAGGTTATCTGAACCACAAGTTCAATCTTCTGAGGCTAACAGGAATAATGCTAGAGTAGAGGGGGATGACGTACCATTCTAATACAAGAGGTCTTAAACCACTTTGATGGAGTTCGTGAAACGGGCAATGGACAGTATTCGTGTCGTTGCCCTGCACACGAAGATAAGAGTGCATCACTAGGAATAAAAGAGGGAGATGAAAATCGCATCCTACTGAATTGTTTTGCTGGTTGTGATGTTAAATCTATTTTAGAGTCGGTTGGTTTGGACTGGAAAGACATACTGCCTGATAACAAACTATATCAAGCAGAGAAACATAGCTTTAATCCTTTTGCGGTATTAAAGATGATTAGAGATGAAGTATTAATTATTGGTCTAGCAAGTGCAGATATTAGAAATAATAAACCACTTAACGATAAAGATCATGATAGATTATTAAAAGCAGTAAGCAATGTAAGAGATGCTTATGCTAAAACAAAATAGGGGTAGCTTTGGTTTCGACAGTGTGTAAAATTAATTTAGCATACTGGACGTGAGTTCGATTCTCACCTACTCCACCATTAAAGGATAGTCGGCAAAGTAGGAGAGTTGCGATGGACTGTAAATCCATTCCCTCTGGGTGAGTAGGTTCGATTCCTACACTATCCACCATTATAGGAGAATAAAATGACAGTATATAAAGTATCAGGAGGAGTTAAAGACTATCTAGTAACGCCTTGGGCAATGGGTGCGTTTAAAGCTAGGTCTTATTTGAAAGCAAGAAGTATAGATGCAATAGTAACTAAGTATGTGCAAGTAGATGGTCAGTGGAAAAAGAGAGGTGTTAGGTGACAGCACAGACATTAGAGGACATTCTCATTACTGATAGAGAAGTTTCAGGTTATATGGAGACTAGAGATTCAGGTGAGCATCTTAAAATTAAAAAACCTACCGAGTATATAGATCAGGTAGAGAAATACTTTTCTGATGACTTAACAGGAGGATTAGAGTTACCATTTCCTAAAACTGCTGCTGACTATAAAGTTCGTATGGGGGAAATTTCTTTGTACACTGGATTTTCCGGGCATGGCAAATCGGCATTTTTAAACTTTGTTATGTTACATCTAATGAAACAAGAGAAGACTATGATTGCTTCTTTTGAGATGTTACCTAAGGCCACACTAGGTAGGATGTGTCAGCAAACAGGTGAGGCTTTACCTAACAGTGATTACATTAAAGACTTTTTAGGTAAGTTAGATAATAACTTATTCTTGTATGACCCACAAGGAGAAACTTCAGCTGAAAAAGTCCTTGAAGTAATTTATTACTGTGCTGAAAAGCTTGGTGTTAAACTGATGGTCATAGACTCGTTAATGAAGTGTGGTATTAATGAAGATGATTTAAATAAACAAAAGTCTTTTGCTAATAAGCTATCAGTTGCAGCTAGAGACTTAGACATACATATATTTCTAGTAGCACACAGTAGAAAGACCGCTAACGAGAATGACTGGGCAAATAAGTTTGATGTTGCAGGTTCTGCAAATTTAACTAACCTAGTTGACAATGTATTTTCTATTCATCGTAATAAAGCAAGAGAAGAAGAGGTGCTAAATGGTAGTTTAGATACAGAGTTAATGAATCAACCACCATGTAGTGTGTACTTATTAAAACAAAGACATGGGAGAGGTATAGAGACTCGTTGGGGATTTGGTTTTAAGCCTGAGACGTTCTCTTATACAGAGACATGGTAATGATGATTAAAGACTTTATTAAAGAAGTAAAGAAGACTTTTGGGGATGATGTAGAGTTTAAAGCTACATCTAATGATGGACAAACATACAGGAGTAAACACTATGAAAAAATTGATTCTGAGATCAAAAAAGGACGTGGAACAAATAGAAAGTCTTTGTGGTGAGTTAGATTTTAGTAAAGCTTGGGAAGTAGAAATAAAGCCTTTTTCATTTAGTAGAAGTGCAGATCAAAACAAAAGATACTGGAAGATAATAAAGGAGTTAGGAAGTTTTCTTGGTTATGATGAGGGAGAGATGCACGAGCTTATGAAGTATAAGTTCCTATCTTACAAACAAGAAATGTTAGGTGATGAAATGACAGTAGTCCCATCTACATCTAAACTAACGATTAAAGAGTTTGTAGAGTATTCATCTAAAGTAGAAAGGTTTGCATCAGGGTTAGGTTTTAATTTTAAAGGAGATTATTAATGAACTATTTATCTGTATGCAGTGGAGTTGAAGCTGCATCTGTAGCATGGAAAGGATTAGGGTGGAATCCTCTAGGTTTTAGTGAGATAGAGAAGTTTCCATCAGAAGTATTACAGCACCATTATCCCAATGTGCCTAACTTAGGGGATATGAATAACTATAAGGAGTGGAATTTTGGAAAAAGATCAGTTGACCTTGTCGTTGGGGGAACACCATGTCAATCATTCTCAGTCGCTGGACTCAGAAAAGGAATGGAAGACCCAAGAGGGAATCTTGCCCTCACATTTTGTGCAATTCTTGATAAGTTTAGACCCAAGTGGTTCGTTTGGGAAAACGTGCCAGGTGTCCTCAGTAGTAACAAAGGACGAGACTTTGGCTCCTTCCTCGGGGCGGTGGCTGAACTCGGGTATGGTGCATCATACAGGGTGCTTGACGCTCAGAACTTCGGAGTCCCACAGCGAAGGAGAAGAGTCTTTGTTGTCGGACATCTTGGAGACTGGAGTCCTACCGCAGAAGTATTATTTGAGCCAGAAAGCTTGTCAAGGCATATTGAGGAGAGCAGAAAAAAGAGGAAAGACACTCCCAGAGACTCTTCGCTTGGCATTGATACAAGTGGCCCACTCGCAGCAAGAGACCACAAAGACATGGGAACAGATGGACTAAACAAAACTTCATCGAAAATGATCCCTACAATAGCTCACTGTTTAGAGACAACAAGCAATGACTATTCAAGAGCTGATGGTTTTAACATGATACCAGAGAAAACAGATGCTTTGTTAGCTAGGGATTATAAAGGATTAAACTCTGATAGTTTAGCCAGTAAAGCTATTGTTGAAGTCTTTGAGAACCATCCATCTGATAGTCGTGTTAAAGAAATGGGTGAAACTTGTCAAACAGTAACATCAACATGGGGTGCAGGTGGCGGTAATATTCCATTTGTGTTAGGAGGTCAGCATCCAAACGCTGCAGTTTCTGAAAATGAATCACCCACATTAACTAATGCTATGGGAAGTGGTGGAGGTCATGTCCCTGTAATAAACGAACCTTTTGCATTAGCTGAAAACACTATAGGAAGACAGCCTCTTAACGGAGGTAATGGAGATGGATACACTGAAAAAACACCTATGTACACATTAAATGCTACAGGAGTTCATGGTGTTTCAAATCAAATGGCAGTAAGAAAGTTAACACCTGTTGAGTGTGAAAGGTTGCAAGGATTTCCTGACAACTACACCAACATTAAAGAGAATTGTCCTGATGGTCATAGGTATAAAGCTATGGGTAATAGTATGGCAGTACCTGTAATGAGATGGATAGGAGAACGTATAAACAACTATAAGGAGGAAAACTATGCAGTATAAAAAAGTTATGGTAATAGGTGATATGCA